CTTCAAGTTAAATCTTAAAGTTGGAACTTTGTCGCTTTTTCAGGACGTTTCAAAGCATCTTTTCCGTATTGCACAACTGCGTTTTTCCATTGATAAACCCTAGTTCTAGTTACTCCAAACAACTTTGCAACATCAACCACGCTCATTCCGGCGTTAATAAGGGTGCAGGCTTTAATAGCTTTCTGCATTGATTTTTGGGTTCTATATTTGTGTCCTGGCAGTTTTACTTCCATTTTATTCAGTATAATCAATTTATAATATTTGTCAAGCAATCACAGATATTGTTTATAACTGCCGTTTTGAAATACTGACCAAGCGTGCCAACCTTGCCAACTGTCCTTTATCTCTTTAGCAATTCTGGCGTTTACATCACAGTCATAGATACTCTCACCCTCCTGTAGTTTATAAAGATGTATCTCGTTTATCTGAAATAATCCGTGGTCGTAGGTCCCATTAGTATTCATTTGGTAAGACCGCTTTGAGCAATCCATTCCACTTTCGGGAGTAGCGATAGCAACTGCCATTTTCCACTCATTGCCAAAATGTTTTTTAATAGCGGTTAAGGCATCACTCTCGGTGTACTCTCTGGGTACGTCTACAACCTCACTAGCCTCGTTCTGAGAGGCTTCTACCTGTTTTACCAATGGTCTATGCGTTTGGGTACGTTCTTTCTTGTTTTTGACGGTTTTTTTAACCTCCCTCTTGACTATGGGGTTTTGAATTATAATAGGTGTTCTAAAGGTATAGGTTTTGATAAAAGTGTACAACCCGTACCAGAAGAAACTTAGAAACAACAGGGCAAGCAGGATAGATACTCCCATAAATATCTGCCTGCCCCGTTTCCCCCTGCGAGCATTATTACTATTCGCCTTTATATCCAATTTTCTCATATTTTTCCTTTCTAAACCAGAATCCGTTTTTAATCTGGTTAAATAAATAACGTGTTTGGTAACCGATTACAAAGGCCGCAGGATGATGCCGACCTTCTTTGGTATAGACACATTTTCTTTTTTTGGCTAACTCCATTATTTCTGCTATTTCTTTAATTTTTCTCATTTTTGTAAAGAAACTTCTAATTGTTTTCTAAACTTAGGATTTATTTTGCTTAACCGTTCTTTGTTTTGACACTCTAAGCATAACTTCTTGCCAAAGTATTTAACGCTATACTCTATTACTCCGTTAGGTAGTTCCCTACCGCAGTTCTCACAACTCCAGTTTTTAGCGTTTTTGTTAATCATTCTTTTGGTTTGAAATCTCTAAATCCTTTACCTAAACAAACTGCTACTGATCCGTCATCTTTATCCCAGAAATGTCCATAGACACCCTCGCCTAAATAATCTATTCTGTGTTCAAACTTTCTGCCTTTGTGTATGGGGCAAGTGGTTGGTTTCATATCCTCTAGCCCTGCCTCTAAGACTTCCTCATCTTTAGTTAACCCGGCTTTGTACATCTCGTCGGCTGATGCCATACCATCTAATACACCTATGCCCATCATACCTAATGCCCGACCAACTGCTGAGGTTTCACAGTTTTCCATTGCAGAGGTGCGGTTAATCATACCTTGCTTTTTGTTAGCCTGTGAGTAGCCAGTAAAGTATCTGTCTGGATTTTTAACATCGGGGATAACTATAGCCTTAACAACCACTTCATCGCCTTCATTACTAACAAGCTCTGTAGTAATGCGACCATTTGGGTAGTTATCATTGAAGTAGATAACTCTATCTTTAACCTGAACATACATTTTGCCTTTAATGGAAATGGCTTTTTTTTCTAAGTCTGTCATACAATCTCCTTTTCATCTGAAACTTTTAATGATTTTTCCCAGTGTTCTAGTTCATCAAGCTGAAGCAAAGACTCGTAGATAGCTTTTTGAGTTTGCTTGAGTAATTTGTATTTCATTTTTAACCCGGCTTTAACGCTTCTAATTTGCTCCCGAATTAGGTTTTGTTTATGTTCTGTTAGTAGATCCATATTTGGTTTTGAACTTTTAATCATTATAATACTTTACAATAGTTTACAATGAATGTCAAGCGATTGTCAACATTTTTGGTGTTGACAAGTTTTTTAGTTTTGTTATGATGATAGTGTTAGTAATCTGAACGAATATGAAAATACAAACAACAAACCGCCTTTTAGAACTACGCAACACACTTAATTCAATTAGCCAAATTAGCTGGAGTTTTGCTATGTTAAACAAGCAATACTCAATGCAAGGACTAACAGAACAAGAGGCACAAGAAATGATAAAAAGTTATGAGGCTTTACTAAATAAGGTTATTAACATTATTAAAACTGAATATGAAAACCAGAATAATACAGACTAAAATCTGGACAGATAACTTTTTTATTAGCCTAACCCCGCTTGAAAAGCTACTTTTTATTTATTTTATTACCAACGACCAAGTAAACATAATTCATTTATACCAGTGCCCCATAAGCAGGGTGATTGCTGATACAGGTATCAATAAGGGTATTGTAGAAAAAGCAATGGTTAAGTTTCAGGAGGCTAAAAAGATATTTTTTTACGAGGGATATGTTTTTTTATACAACGCTAGTAAATATGAAACTTACTCCGGTGAATTAAACGAGCGATCAAAAGAGAGATTATTAAGTGAGTTATCTAATAATGTTTTAGATTGGTATAAAAGGATTTTAGATAGGGGTATTGATACCCCCTTAAAGGGTACTATAAATCATAATACAGAAATAATAAATAAGAAATCAGAAATAATAAATAAGAAAGGACAAACTTTAAGAGATAAAACAATTAAATACTTAGAAGCAATTCCAAGCACAGATATAGACTACTTTCTTAGTTGGTATAAACTAGATAATAAACAATTACAGACAAAAGCTAGTATTTTAGCTGATTATTGTCGCATGCACAATAAAGGTTATCACGACCCAAAAGCTTTTTTACGGAATGCTCTTGCCAAAGAATATGGTAAAAGAGATAAGCCAATAGCCAGACTTAACCAAGAGATTATCAATTTAATTAAAAACAATGCAATCACTAAGCGAGCTTATTGAGAAAATAAAAAAGGTTAATTTAGATGATTATAAAAAGGCTTTAGAAAAAGAACCTATTTCAAAACAAGCTAGAGAAAAGGATTGGTATTTTGCCAAACAGTCATTAGATAATTTAACCTCGGATTGGCAGTCTTATTTAACAGAACTAGTTAATAAGGGAGCAAAAAGCACAACAGACAGTATGGGTATTTGCACCCATTTTTTAGTCAACGAACACGAGGCGGAGCTAAATGTAAAGTTAAAAGACAATAATACAGAAAGGGTTTGCTATATTTTGTATAACAAAAAAAGAACCGCCTGTTATGTTAGGGAGTTGCCAACAATATGATGGAAGAAATTAGAAATGTCGCAGAGTTAGTAAGTCTTTTTAATTTAGATTGATACACCGCCCAACTTGACAAAAATATGTGCATATTATATCTTTATATGTAAATGTCAGGTACACAATGGCAAATTGAACAATGGCAGTCCCCCTTCAACAAGTACAATTACCCGGCCACAAAACCAAGAGACTACAACTTTAACAGAAATAACTACACAGAGTATGAGACTAACAAATGCCCTATCTGTAACCAGAGAATGACACGCTTTTTCAGAGAGAAGAAAATGGAGGGAGGTTGGGTAAGAACATCAGGATTTTATCAGGCTTGCTTTAATTTGGACTGTATGATGCAAAGAGCTAGTATAATAGGCGAATATAGCAGTTATAGATATACACTATGAATACCAACCCATTTGAGCCACAAAGAGAACTAACCGATCAACAAACATCAGTAATGATGTTCATACAAAAATGGGCAAATGTTAAGAAAACACCTATTCCACAAGCAGATATAATTAAAAGTATGCAAGCAGAAGGAATTAAAAGTTACTCTACACTTTATGCTATTAATGCGCTTCTGGCTAAGGGGTATATTAGACGAGCTGTAACCAGCTATAATAATAAAACCTTTTATGTAATGTGTAGGACAATAGAATTTGAAGAATGAAAATAGGTAGACCAACAGAATATGATCCAATTCTTTGTGAAAAAGTAAATGATTATCTTAAAACTACTGGTCGTGAGCAGACATCACTTGCGACAATAGAGGGATTTGCAGTTTATCTTGATACAACAAAGCAAACTTTATATGAATGGGCTAAGGCACATAAAGAGTTTGGCGACGCCCTTAATAAAATATTAACAATACAGGCTAAACAGCTTATTGATGACGGTATTTATGGTGGTAAAGAAATAAACGCCTCAATAGTGAAACTAATGCTAATGGCCAATCACGGAATGAGAGAAAGAACAGATGTAACCAGTAACGATAAGCAACTACCACAACCAATCTATGGAGGAAAATCAAAAAAATGACTTTCACATTAAAGATACAACTGCTACCAAGCGGATCTTTGAATTAAAGAAAAGAATCCGGGCAGTAGCAGGTGGGACAGCGGCCAGTAAGACAGTTTCAATTCTTATCTGGTTAATAGATTATTGCCAAACCAAGCAAGAGAAACTAAAACTAGCTACAGTGGTCTCGGAGAGCTATCCCCATCTTGAAAAGGGGGCAATGCTGGATTTTGAGATTATTATGAAGGACAGAGGGTATTGGAATGATAACTTATGGAATAAGACTAAACACCAATATACCTTTGAGACCGGGAATGTATTGGAGTTTTTCAGTGTTGATACCTATGGTAAAGCTCACGGCCCAAGACGTGATGTGTTGTTTGTTAATGAGTGTAATAACTTACCACATAATATAGTTGATCAGCTTATAACCAGAACTAGAGAGATAGTGTGGCTTGACTGGAATCCGACTTCGGAGTTTTGGTTTTATACCGAGATGTTAGACAGGCGGGATGATATAGACTTTATCACTTTAACATATAAGGACAATGAGGCACTAGACGAGATAACTATAAGAGAGATTGAGTCTCATAAGCATAATAAACAATGGTGGACTGTTTACGGATTAGGACAGTTAGGAGAGTTGGAAAACAGAGTTTATACTGGGTGGCAGATAATAGACGACATACCACACGAAGCTAGGCTAGAGAAGTATGGGCTGGACTTTGGGTATTCAATAGACCCAACTGTAATTGTTGCGATTTATAAATACAACTTAGGTTACATTATAGACCAGATAACATACCAAAAGGGATTATCCAACAGAACCATAGCTGACATTTTGCTTAACCAACCAAAAGCATTGGTGGTAGCTGACTCTGCAGAACCCAAAAGTATAGACGAGATAAGAAGTTATGGAGTGAATATTATCGGGGCAACCAAAGGGCCGGGTAGTGTTTATCAGGGAATACAGTTCGTGCAAGACCAAAGAATAAGTATAACCAAGCGTAGTATTGAAACCATTAAGGCATATAGGAATTATTTGTTTAAGAAAGACAAAGACGGAAGGATTTTAAATGACCCTGACGACACTATACACGAATGGAGCAACTCAATGGATGCTTGTTTAATAAGTAATACTATGGTTAAGACAGACAAAAATGTTAAGAAAATTTCTGAAATAAAAAAAGGAGACAAGGTTATAACAAGGTTTGGATTAAAAAAAGTATTGAATGCAGGGATTACAGGATTTGACAAAGAGGTATATAAATTAAAAACAGTATTGGGAATAAGTTTGATTGGAACAAAAGAACATAAGATATTAACGAAAAATCGTGGTTGGGTTAAGTTGTTTTCGTTAAGATATGGTGATAAAATTATAGTATGGAAGCAGAAACAAAAATTTTTAATGGGAAAAAATATTACAGATACCCACAATCAGAAAACTGGAGTAAAAAAAATTACTTCTATAACAAAAGTTCTTTTTTACATAGGGATATATGGATTGATAGCTTTGGCTCAATTCCTAAGGGATATGTTATCCATCATATTGATGGTAATACTAATAATAATAAGATTACTAATCTTGGGATTTTTGAAAACAAATTACACGCAAAGAGACATTGGGAAAAAAGACCATTGGTTACTAAAATATGTGTGCAGTGTAAAAAACAATATAAAGGAAAAACTAATAGAAAAAGCGATAGGTTTTGCTCAAACAGATGTAAGAGTAAATATAGAAGGGATAATGGGCTGGATAATGTTATTAAAATGTGTGTTTATTGCGGAAATAAATTTGTTTCTAATAAATATAACTACGCTAGAACTTGCAGTAGACGATGTACAAACTATCAAGTTGTTAAAGAAAAAAAGAAACGTTTACAATCTTACAGTTGAAAATACTCCAGAGTTTTTTGCCAACAATATTTTAGTGCATAATTGTCGTTATGGCTTGGATAGCTTTAGGCGAAGGGTAGTAGTACAACCGCAAACAGATTTTGGCGGGGTTAAGCCTTATTTTCCCGGAATAGGATGAGTTGCATATAAATAGAAACACAATTTAATCTAACACTATGGACAATAAAATCACAATGGACACAGAGGTAGAAGTCCTTAAACTTAATAAAGAAGGCGGCTATAACTACAGAGAGCGCAGACAAGATGACTGGAAGGAAAACTACACGCTTTACAGAGATAAGGTTACAGTTAATAGATTAACTCAAAGACAATCGGTCAATATTCCGATTATGAAACAAACCATTCGCACCCTCTTAAAAGATGTTGATGATATGCCGGTTTTATACTTTGAAAACCTAGACAACAATAAAGACAAAGAGATATTCCTAAACGAGTATTGGAAGTGGACAATAGATTATAATAAGATGGAGCTGGCTGATATTGTAGACAAGCGCCAAGTGTTTCTATATGGTCGTTCTTTTGACCAAATGCAGATTATAGATGGCAAGGTTAAGATGACGATTATTGATCCAGAGGACATATTAGTTGACAGGTTTATGGATCCGGTTGACCTAGACTCATCAAGATATTTAATTCACACTCATATTTTTGTTCCCTTTAGTGTACTTGAGAACAATCCAATGTATGACCAAGACAAGATCAAAGAGTTAAAAATATGGTATGGCACAGAGGCGGGGCTAATTAAGGCAGCCGATAATAAGGGTATGTTAGAAAAGAAAAACGAGAAAATGTCGGAGCTTGGTTTAACTGATGTCTCTGATCCAATTTTAGGCGAGGCCATTGTTGAGTTATCTATGCACTTTGTTTACGATAAGAAAAAAGGCTCTGATGAGGAAGAGCTATTTCTAAAGGTTGAGGCTGACGATATGAAGCTGTTAATGAGCAAACCTTTAGAGGAGGTTATCGGCAAGACGGTAGACAACTATTGGAGAACACACTTTCCTTATAACTCTTGGGCTGATGACTTGGATAAACAAGATTTCTGGTCTGATGGCATAGCCGACATTGTTCGCACTCCAAACAAAGTCTTAAACGCTTGGTTCTCTCAAATGGTAGAAAACAGAACCTTGAGGAATATGAATATGAATATCTATGACTCCACCCTTGAGGGGTTTGTGCCTCAAACTTGGGAGCCTAGAGCTTGGGGTATGTATGGTGTGCCAGTTCCGCCAGAAAGAAGCCTAAAAGATGTGTTTCAACAACTCCCGGTTGCCGACCTATCCGACTCGTTAGACGAATTGACTTTTGTAATTCAAACGTTAGAAAAAGCTACAGGAGCAACAGCCACACAACAGGGCGTGCAAACAGAACGCCAGATAACATTGGGCGAGGTGCAACTAGCACTTGGCGAGGCTAAGGAACGCATTAAGGGTATGAGCAAGTTCTATACCTCAGCTTGGAAAGACAGAGGACAAAAGTTCTTAAAAATGGTTGAGGCAGCCTCCGATCAATTAGAGGCAGTGAAGGTATATAAAAAGGGCAGAAACAGCAACAACATCTATATGAGAGAGATAAGCCCAGAGGATTGGAAAAGTAAGTCAGGCTATACAGTAAGGGTATGGAGCCAAGACGAAAAAGAAAGCCAAGACACGCAGGCACTAGAAAAAATAAACGCAGCTAAAGTCAATATGCCTGATAATCCTAAAGTTGACGAGGTATGGAAACGGAAATTATTAGAGTTTTCCAAGATGACACCTGACGAAGTTAATGAGGCTATGAAGTTTGAGGAGGAAAAGCGCAATGCTATGTTAATAGCACAACAACAAATGGGCGCAGGTATGGGAGCGCCAATGGGTATGCAACCACAGGCAGGTATGCCACCACAAATTCCGGCTACTCCGGCACCACAACCAAATGATAGACGAGCTGCTCAAGCGGTATAACTTAAAATACGAGGAATTAACCACAGAGGAAAGGGAAACCTTTCACTCTTGGTTAAATGCAATCAATCAAAGCGCTATCTCTATTGAAAAGATAAGAGAATATATCTCCGGAATGAAAGCCAGCGTTGAGAATGAGCTAACAAAGGTAGGGCATAATAGCAAACAAGACCTATTACTTAAAGCTAGACTAAGGAATTATCTGTTGTTGGAGGCTTTTTTAAGCACTCCAGACAAAGCCAAAGCTCAGCTTGAGCAAGCCTTAGCAGGATTTAGAAAATAAAATGCCTTTTAGATCTATAAAACAAAGGAAATATCTTTGGGCTAAACATCCAGAGATTGCTAAACGCTGGAGCAAAAAGTATGGTTCTCGTATTGTGAAAAAGAAAAAGCGTAAGGGTTGACAATAAATAGAAATTGTATTTACGATATATATATGGATGAAAAAACAGCTAAAGAACTTGAAAGAATAACTAAAAAAGAGATTGTTGATCTGACCAAGAACGATATTGCTTTTCTTAAAGCAAGGCGCTCTTATTTATCATATACCCACAAAGATAAGTTTAGAGATATATTAGAACCAAAAACAATTAAACCAAAAACTAAAAAAAAGTAGTCCAAACCTTTTACAAATTAAAAGACGGCAACTATGGCAAAACATAAAAAACCTACAACTGAGGAATTAGAGGAAAACCTCAAAAAAATACAATCCGAACTAGACACTCCTGAAGAAGAAAAAGAAGAGGAAGCTGTGCCTGAAAAAGAGGAGGAAAAAGAGGAAGAACCAAAGGCAGGGGCAGAACCAGAGGAAGAGGAGGAAAAAGAGGAAGAAGAACCCGAAAAAGAACCAGAACCAAGCCCGGATTATAAAAAGAAATTCTCTGAGTCATCTAAAGAAGCTCAAAAAATCTATGCTAAGAATAGAAAACTTGATCAAGCGATTGATCAAGCCAATGAAATTCCAGATCCGACTGAAGATGAGCTAAAAGACGAGTATTCTGATTGGGATATAATGTCTGACTCTGAAAGGCGCTTGTCTAAAGAGGCTTTAATTAGCAAAAGGTTCAGAGAACTTATCATTAAAGCTAGAGAAGAGGCTAAAAAAATAGAAAAATGGAATGAGGAGGTAGTAAAGTTTGCAGACAATCCTAAAACTTTAATCACTTACCCAGAACTAGAGGGTAAGACCGATGATTTTACGGAGTTTGCCACAAACGAAAAACACAACAGCGTGCCATTTAATTTATTAGTATCTGCCTTTTTGTATGAAAAGCAGAAAAGCAACAAACCTAAAAAAGGCAAGATGTTTGAAACAGGAACAGGTGGCCCAAATCAACGACCAAAACCTCCATCTGACAAAATCTCCATAGACCAAGCTAGACAGTTAATGAAAACCGACTATAAAAAGTACAAGGAATATCTCTTAGCTGGGAAAATAGACTCAAGCACAATCTAACTTGACAACATATAGAGATAGCACTTAGTATTCTCTTGAAGTATCCAAACCTCTTCTTGTAAGAGACGGCAAACTAAACTTCGCCGTTAATAATTTATACATCAAAGTATGGCAGCAAGAGCGACTACACTAGCACAAGGCTTTTCGCAAAAACTGATGCTTGAGATGTACGACAAGAACTTACTTGACCAAATAGTCAATCGTGACTATGAGGGCGAGATTAACGCTGTAGGTTCTAAGTTGAACATTCTCAATTTTGATAGAGTATCAGAGAAAACCTATGCAAACGCTGCTTTAACAGCAGATTCGCTAACTGAAAACAATGCCCAGTTAGTGATAGACCAGTACAAATCCTTCTACTGGAAGGAAAAGACACTTGAAAACTGGTTGTCCTATATTAAAAACCCCCATCCAACCATTGTTACACAGGTTGCCAATGAACGTAACAAGAATATGGATGTTTTCGCTATGGGTTACTATGGCGATGTGGGAGCAGGTAATCGTGTCGGAACCGATTACACTACTGGTACTGTAGAAGTTGCAGCTACCACAGGTGTTGTTACAGGTTCTGGTACGACTTTTACTTCCTCAATGGTAGGCAGAGGCTTCAAAGCCACTGGACACACCTCTTGGTATAGAGTGAAAACTTACACAAGTGCTACCGAAATTGTAATTGAGGATGATAAGGATGATATTACTTCAGCCTATACAGGTGGAGCAATATCTGGTGGTTCTGCCTATACCATTGAAGCTGCTACCCCAGTTGCAGTTAGTACCAGCACGCTTTTACAGTATGTTGGCAAACTGAAACTAAAACTGGATCAAGCTGAGGATATGGGTTTCTCAAGTGTCCCTGATACTGACAGGTGGTTAATCGTACCACCGGAGTTTGAGTATCTGGTAACCAGAGCTACCGGTGTAGCCTTACACGTTCCTGAAGTCTATCAGGAGCTTGTTAAAAAAGGATTCCTAACCGAATTGTTAGGGTTCAAAGTCTTTAAGTCCAATAGACTAACTGGTGATAACACCAACGGCTGGAGAGTATTAGCTGGACATCCCGGCTGGATGACTTTTGCCGAAAAAGTCTTGGATGCACGAATTGAAGAAGACCTCATTGGAGACTTCGGTTCTGCTTATAAAGACTTGTTTGTTTATGGCGCTAAAGTTGCTGACGCAAGAAGGCACTTTGCAGCCGAAGGCTACTTTACATTTACTTTGTAATAAGTAGTTAAAAGACTGGGGGCTAGGCTTATGTCCTAGCCTTCAGCCACAAAGTTATAAGTATTAAAAATATGGCAGAATTTGAACTAAAGGAAAACCTACCAAAATCAACCCAAAATGAGATTGACAGGGTTATGTCAATAGACAGTAATTATCGTACTACGACAGAGGCCGATTTTCTTACCTCTCGTACCCCTTATCAGTATAACAACGTGCTTAGGTACGATGATAATGGTCTTATTTTAGAGGCGGAGGGTAACACTGTTCCTACTGCATACGAAGGGTTCAAAAAAGGTGCTTTCTTTAGAGATCTGGATAAAACTGGAATGAATTTGTATATTAACGTAGGTGATGAGGATTCTGCCTCTTGGTCTTTACTGGGCGCTCAAGTTGTTTCAGCTTCTCCGTCATTAAGTGCTTCTTTGTCTGAATCACCAAGTCCTTCAGTATCAGTAAGCGCTTCCCCTTCAGTATCGGCAAGTGCATCAGTATCACCATCGCCTAGTGTTTCTGAGTCTGCCTCTCCGTCATCAAGTGCTAGTCCAAGTTCATCAGTATCTGCAAGTCCTTCAGTATCAGCTAGTGCTTCAGGTAGCCCAAGCCCAAGTTTATCGGCAAGTGCTTCCCCAAGTGTTTCACCATCTGTTAGTGTTAGCGCTTCACCTTCGCCATCATCAAGCGAAAGTCCTTCTCCAAGCGTAACGCCATCGGCTTCTCCAAGTCTCTCACCATCGGTGAGTGTATCTTTGAGTCCGTCTTTAAGCCCATCGGTGAGTGTGAGTTTGTCGCCATCATTAAGTCCGTCAGCCAGCGCTTCGCCTTCAGGAAGTATCTCTCTAAGTCCGTCAGCAAGCGTATCACTGTCGCCAAGCGCATCTATAAGTCCTTCAGCTTCAGCCAGCGCTTCAGAGTCGCCTTCGCCTTCGTTCCCTTTCTGATTGACAGTAAATAGAGATGGTACTTAATATGTATGTATTATGCATATATCGGTAGTAATACCAGCAAGAAACGAAAAATACTTATCTAAAACTATTCGTAATCTATTAGAGAACGCCTCAACTAAAATTGAGGTTATTGCTGTCTTGGATGGTTATTGGCCAGAGGCAGTAGACCTTGTAGACCACAAACAGGTGGTATATATCCACAACTCTAACCCTAAAGGAATGAGAAATGCTATTAACTCGGCTGTAAACATTGCCAGAGGTGAGTATATCTTAAAATCCGATGCTCACTGTATGTTTGCTCCAAGCTATGACAAAGAGCTAATGGCTAATATGCAGGACAATTGGATAGCAGTACCAAGACGATTAAGGTTAAACCCGGATAAGTGGGAGATTATAGAGGATGGGAGACCACCGATTGACTATATGTATTTAGACAAAGACCTTCACGGCCGGGAATGGCGGGAAAAGAATATAGATACAGAGCTTAGAAAAGTAAAAATAGACGACCTTATGAGTAGTCAGGGAAGTTGTTATTTTATTAAGAAGTCATATTACAAACAGCTTGAGTTATTAGATGAGAAAAACTATGGAACATTTGCCAATGAGTTTCAGGAAGTAGGATTAAAGTGTTGGCTATCAGGAGGCAGAGTGATAGTTAATAAAAACACTTGGTATGCCCACTGGCACAAGGATAAAAAATCCGGGAGAGGTTACTCCTTAGCTAGTAGCGAAATTGAAAAGGCTAATGCTTATACACAAAAATGGCGTACTCAGGGATGGCATAAACAAACCAAACCTTTAGAGTGGCTAATTGACAAGTTCAAACCAGTACCAGAATGGACATAACTATAGTTTATTATACAAGCAACTATCTTGAAACTAAGAATCCTAAGTTTGTGGAAAAAACTAGAGAACAATTATTAAAAGCAGCAGGGGATAGACCGATTATAGTTGTCTCGCAAAAACCAACCAAAATAGGCAACTCGGTGAATGTGTGTGTTGGGGATATAGGCAGAAGCCATCTGAATATTTATAGACAGATACTAGAGGGAGCTAAAGCTGCTACAACCGATTATGTAGCAATGGCAGAGGATGATATTTTGTACTCATACGAACATTACCACCCGGAGATATATATTAAGAATGAGTTTATCCGTCCAGACTTATTTTTATATGATATGGCTAAGGTATCAATCTTTACTTGGACAAAACCGCCAATGTTTTCCTTTAGAACCAAACGAAAAGTAGTTAATCAGTTAATTGCCCCACGCAAGATGCTAATAGAGTCATTAGAAGAGAGATTTGAAAGGGTAGAGTTTCTTAAAAGTAAGGGTTGGCCAGAGGAAAAGATAATTAAATATTGGGGTGATCCGGGTAGATACGAACATTTATTGGGTGTAACCCCAAGAAAGTCATACGAGTTTTATAGTTGGGTGCCAAGTGTAGTGTTTTCACACGAACACGCCTTTGGGTACTTGTATCAGGGTAAGAAAAAGAAAATAGGCGACCTTAGAATTATTGAGTTAGCCGACTGGGGAAAAGCCAGCGACATTGTAAAAATGTTCTATGAAGGATAATTCAGCCTATATATCATATTTGCCAATGTTAATGAGGTGTATAGAACATACAACTGGACCTATTCTTGAATTGGGAATGGGTTACTCAACAATGATACTTCACAGTTACTGCAGGTTAAGCAAAAGACCTATTTATTCTTATGAGAATGACCCAAAATGGTTTGTAGAGAATACTTGTTATAAAAGTGATTATCACCACTTATTCTTGGTTAATAATTGGGACGATATTGAAATAGAAAATAAGTATTGGTCGGTAGTATTGGTTGACCACCGACCAGCTAAACGTAGGAGAGTAGAGGCGCTTAGAGTTGCCCCCTATGCTGATTATATTCTACTTCACGACTCAGAGCCTGAGATAAGACGCTTTTATGGGTATGGGAGAATAAAGCCTAAGTTCAGGTATCACTACACCTACACTAAAACCAAACCGCACACCACAGTATTATCTAATTTTAGAGATATAAGAGAGATATTATGAAACAAATAAAACTTAATAAGGGAATGTTTGCTTTAGTAGATGATTGTTTATATGAATACCTAAACCAATGGAAATGGTTTTATAAAGATAATGGGTATGCAATTAGAAGGGTAAGTAACGGAAAGAAAGATAAAAAATATTTATATAGAACAATTTATATGCATAGGGTAGTTAATCAAACCCCAAGCAATAAAATAACAGACCACATAAATGGTAATAAACTTGATAATAGGATTAAAAATCTTAGAACAGCTGATAAAAGGTTAAACGCTATTAACTCAAAGATAAGAAAAAATAATACTACTGGAGTTAAGGGTTGTTATTGGGAAAATAGAGTAAAAAAATGGCGATTACAAATAAAAGTAAACTACAAAAATATTCACTTAGGTTATTTTAACAAAATAGAAGAGGCAAGACTTGTTAGAAGTTTAGCAGAAATTAAGTATGCAGTATGATTTAGCAGTAATAATTCCTGCTAGAACAGAAATGTTTTTAGCGAAGACTATTGAGTCTGTTTTGAAAGCAAAACAAGGCAAAACGGAGATTATCGCTGCTTTAGATGGAGATTGGGCTAACCCTCCAATTATGGATAATCCAGATGTAAGTATCCTTTATTACAATGAATCTATTGGACAAAGGGCTATAACTAATAAAGCAGTTAGATTGACAAATGCCAAATATATAATGAAGCTAGATGCACATTGTAATATAAGCAGCGGTTTTGATTCACAGCTTTTGAAGGGTTTTAGTGATTTAGGGGAGAATGTTGTTCAAATTCCAGTAATGTATAACTTACACGCTTTTGATTGGCTGTGTACTAACTGTGGACATAGAACATATCAAGGCCCAACTCCAAAAGAGTGCGAGAAGTGTAAGGGTAAGATGGTTAGGGATATATTATGGGAACCAAGATTAAGCAGACGAAGTGAGTTTTACCGCTTTGATACCACTCTACACTTTCAGTATTGGAGCGCAAGGAAAAAACAAATACCAAAAGAGGAAAGATATGTAGAAACAATGTCAGCACAAGGCTCGTGTTTTGTTGTTAGTAAAAAAAATTATATTAGTTGGAACATTTGTGATGAAGCACACGGAAGTTGGGGAAATCAAGGAACTGAAGTAGCCTGCAAAACTTGGCTTTCTGGTAATCGGTTAATTACAAATAGAAACTGTTGGTATTCGCATATGTTTAGAACTCAAGGGGGCGATTTTGGCTTTCCTTATCCTCAATCCGGGAGACAAGTAGAGAACGCTAGGCGCTATTCAAGGGATTTATTCTTAAACAACAAGTGGGATAAGCAGATTTATCCCTTAAGTTGGCTGTTAGATAAGTTTAAGCCTGTACCTGAGTGGCACGAGGACAAAGGAAAAGAGGTTTTAGATAAAGTAATGAAAAAAGGGGAGGAGTTTTATGACAAAAAAGGCACAAAACCACTAAAAAAGGGAATTGTGTATTATACCGACAATCAGGTTAATCTTAAGCTAGGCGAGAGAGCTAGACGGATAATAAAAAAAGCCTCTCTGGACATCGTGAGCGCCTCTCTAAGGCCGATGAACTACGGAAGTAATATAACTATACCTCTCAAGCGTGGTTATGAGGCATATTTCAAACAAATATTAGCAGCACTAGAGTACAGTGATGCCGATATTATTTTCTTTTGTGAACACGATTGGTATTATCATCCATCTCACTTTGAGTTTACACCACCTGAAAAGAACGTGTTTTACTATAACGATAATTGGTGGAGAGTCAGAGCAAATGACGGTCACGCTGTTAAGTATGAAACTCACTTACTCCCGGCCATTTGTGCATATAAAGAGACACTACTTGAGCATTACAGAAAAGCGGTTAAGAAGTTTGAGCAGGTAAACTTTGAGGTTAAGACTATCTTAAGAACAGGGTTTGAACCGGGAACACACAATAGAGACGAGAGACCAACTAATTACAAGTCAGAGGGCTGGTTCTCTAAATATCCTAACCTTGATATACGACACGAAACAAACCTTACTAAGAGTAAGTGGAAACAGAGTGATTTTAGGAGTCAACGTAGTTGTAGAAATTGGAAAGAGACGAAAGCTTGGGAGATAGATGGGTGGAAATTTAAGACGCCTTACAATATTACAGAAGTTAAACCAATAAACTATGGATAAAATGATACCGGTACTGCAACCAACGATGGATGAGCAGACCAAAAAAGAGTTAATAGAAGTTATAGACTCAGGCTGGTGGGGATTTGGAGCTAAGACCATAGAGTTTGAGAGAACGTTTGCTGATTATGTAGGGGCTAAGTATTGTGTAGGCACAAACTCTGGAACATCAGCGCTGGATTTATGCCTAAAGGCCTATGATATTAAAGGGGGAGAGCTTATCACTACCCCATTTACCTTTGTATCTGACGCTATTGTAGGGGAGTGGAATAATATGGATGTAACCTTTGCCGACATAGATGAGAACAGCTTGTGTATAGATCCAAACTCAATCAGGTTCTCTCAAGACACTAAGGCAGTAATAGCAGTAGACTCACACGGAAGACTGGCCGATGTACAGGGAATAAGAGATAGGTGGAATGATAAGATGGGCGTGTCATCAATGGCTCTTGAGCCACCGCCACTTTTAATCATTGAGGATGCAGCCCACGCTATGTATACTCCCGGAGCAGGTAAAAAAGCAGACATTACAATCTGGAGTTTTCAGGCTGTTAAGAGTATGCCTATGTGGGATGGTGGGGCAATCACGACTAATGACGAGAAAATCTATCAGAAACTACGCACTCTAACTTGGTTAGGGGTTGAGAAGTCTACCTATGAGCGAGCAGAGGGCAAGCGATACTCTTGGGATTATGATATTACTCAATCTAAGGGAATAAAGGCGTATATGACTGATGTTCAGGCTATAGTAGGACTAGGGCAATTGAGACGGCTTGAGGAAACTAACGCCAAAAGGCGGGCTATTCAGTCGGTATATAACGAAGCCTTTAGAAACATACCACAGATTAAACTCCCGGTTTATTCTCATACAGTGCAGTATTACACAATGAAATGTGAAAGAAGAGATGAGTTGTCTGATTATTTAGCCAGTCATAGAATTTCAACCTCAGTACACTTTAAACCACTTAATATGATGACTTATTGGAAAAAGGCAGAGAAAACAGAGCTAAAGGTGAATAATAGAGTGTGGAGAGAGTTATTAACGCTTCCTGTTCATAATGGGTTAAAGTGGAGCGAGGTAGAATATATTATCAGTAAAGTTAAAGAGTTTTATGCAAAATAGCCTCTTAATGACAGGGGGGTCTGGTTTACTTGGAAAAGAGATAACCAAATATATTAAAGCCTTTACTCCCTCACATAAAGAAATGGATATAACCAAGTATGAGGACTTGGAAAAGTTTAAGGATTTTAAGGTTGTAATCCATAGCGCAGCCTATACAGATGTGGTAAAAGCCGAGATTGAGAAAGAGAAGTGTTTTGAGACTAATGTAATTGGAACACTAAGAATGTGCAATAATTTCTTAAACTCTTATTTTATTTATATCTCAACCGAATATGTTAATAATCCAGTGAACTTTTACTCATATACTAAGCTATGGGCTGAGTGGCAGGTTAAGAAGCACCCAAAACATTTGATTATAAGAACATTATTCAAACCAAGACCATTTCCATATAAGTATGCTTTCTTTGATCAATATACAGAGGGGGATTATGTAGATGTTATAGCCCCGATGATCGTAGCCAACATACTGGCTGGTAAAACAGGAGTGATTAATGTAGGCACAGGCAGAAAAACTATGTACAGTTTAGCTAAACAAACAGTACCAGATATTAAAGGGATATCGGTTGACGAAATTAAAGAAGTTAAACTACCAAAGGACTATTGACATAAAACAGGGTTAATATATACAACATATATATGATAATTAAAAACTTCTATTTAAGGAACGATCAAGACAGGTGGTTGAGAAGTCTAACAGGCAGAGCTTCTGAACACATAAGAAACGCCATTGATTTATACCGAACAAAGATTGAAAAAGAACAGTTAAAAGTTAGCCAAAGCCCATCTAATGAATGACGAAGGCGTAATGGTAAGAAATACTTATCCGTTCAAGCTAAAAGACCATCCTATAGGGAGAAATTATCACGTTATCCCATTAAAAAAGGCTTTTGGGTTTATCCCGGAGGTGATTATAGTTGAGAAAATGAAAGGGCAAAACAACCGGATATTTGTTAGGGCTGTATTAACAGATGAGGAGTTGAAAAAGGAAAAATTAGCAGTTAAAAAAGAAAATGCAAAACACAAGCCCAGTCCCTCTAAGGGACACACCGAAACAGATTGATTTTCCCGATGCCATAAGGGAAGTTATAAATGGTAAGAAAATAACCAGAGTTGAGTGGAAAGAGGACTCATATGGGATTATGAAAGATGGATTTTTAATTATTCACAGAGACGACAAGGATTTTAAGTGGATAGTTTCTGAGGCTGATATGATTGCAGAGGATTGGGTAGTTAATGAAACAAACTAATGAAAATAGCGATTTGTGGTAAAGGTTGGGTTGGTACAGCAATGAAAAAACTGTTTCCTGACGCTTATGTTTATACCCATAAAATAGGAACTAAAGATGAGGTAAACAAAGCCGATGTAGCTTTTATTTGTGTGCCAACACCCTTTGATATGGGAAAACTTAACACTTCAATAGTTGAGGAGACTATAAAATGGTTAAAGACACCTTTAATAGTAGTTAGATCAACAGTTAATCCGGGTGATTGTGATCATTGGTCATTGAAATATGGTAAGAACATAGTCTTTCAACCAGAGTATCTTGGCGAGACGCCCAACCACCCAATGCTAGATCCAAAAATAAGACCTTTTTTAGTAATAGGTGGAAAACCTAAAGACAGGCGTAAGTTAATTGAGTTATATACAACAGTCTATAACGCCAACATAACCATAAGAGAAGTAACTAACCTTGAGGCAGAGATAATTAAGTTGTCAGAAAACAGAGCCATAGCTTTTAAGGTAATGCAATGTCAGGAGTTATATGACTACTGTGAAGCTAAGGGAGTTAATTACTACACAATAAGAGATGCTGTTTATGGAGATGATCCACGCTTTAACCTCTGGTTTACTTTTATCTACCCAGATAAGCGTGGGTTTAATAATTCTAAGTGTTTAGTCAAAGATGTGCCAGCATGGGCTTATGATGCTAGAAAATCAGGTATTGAGCCTGTTTTAACAGAAGTGATAGTAAAAAAGAGCAATGACTACTGGCTAGATAAATAAACACTTGCCTTCAGATAGAAACTAACATTACCATAACTTTAGTTAGTAAATTAACAAAACTATGGCAGATCTTAAAATTACACAACTTACCGAAAATACTACACCAGCACCTACTGATGTATTGGCTATAGTTGACGACCCAGGTGGAAGTCCTGTAACACAGAAAGTTGAAGTAGAAACCTTAGCTACATCTGATTACTTTAATGTTAATAGTCTAGCAAGACAAGCCATAATAAACGGTAACTTTGATGTGTGGCAACGTGGGACTTCAATCGCCATGACAGCTGCTAATGCATATACAGCCGACAGATGGTATTGTGAAACCGCTACTGCGGGAACTGATAAAACAGTGTCCAGAGAAGACGGAACAGGTGTGAATGGTTCTTACTACTGTGCTAGAGTGAAAATGGTTAGCGACGTTGACGAGCTACTTACATTCAGCCAAGCCCTAGAAAGTCAAGACAGTATTAAGTTTAGAGGACAAAAGGTTACTCTATCTTTTTATGCAAGAGGTGGGGCAGAGTTTGTGGCAGATAATGCGACCTTAGTTAGTAAAATTGTAACGGGTAAAGGAACAGACCAAAAAGTCTTAGCTTTTACAACTTCTGCTGATGGGGTATCGCAGAACAATACTTTAACTACAAGTTGGGTCAAGTTTACCTGTACTACAACTAACGTAATTGCTAGTGATATTACCCAAATCGGAGTCTCATTTGCTTTCACTCATGCAGGAAGCGGAACTACTACTAATTATTTTGAGGTTACTCAAGTCCAACTCTGTGCAGGGGATGTAGCTTTACCCTTTATGCCTAAAAGCTATGCTAGAGAATTGTTAGACTGCATGAGGTATTACTATAGAATGATTGCTGACGCCGTTTACTCACGTTTTGGATTTGGTACGGCGGTAACTACAGGTGAGATAAATTTTGGAATACCAACAAAAGTACCATTAAGAGCACTACCAACTCTTTCATATAGTGACTTAGCAAAATTACAGGCGAGTGATGGTGTATCGGCAACTACTGGATTATCAACTTTGGCACTAAATACCAATACTTACTCAAAAGATCAGGTGCATTGCAAAATAACAAAAGCGGGATCATTTACGCAGTTTAGACCTTATTATATTGAATCAAGCAATAGTGCAGGAGAATGGCTTGCTTTTGATGCAGAATTATAACTAACAATAAATAAATGAATGGCGAATTACTTACTACAGGAAGACACAAGCTATCTACTTCAGGAAACTGGAGACAAATTATTACTAAACGAAGGCTTATCAGAGTCGTTATCCTCTAGTGTCTCTGAAAGTGCCTCAGTAAGTTATTCTCCATCTACTTCAATATCCTTAAGCCCTTCAATAAGTGTTAGTTTAAGTGCAAGTGCCTCACCAAGTATTGGGTATAACATCTACTCAAGAGGGGATTATTCTATTTTACCTACAACCAACCTAGATTTGGAAACCATTTACACAGACAGCGAGGAGACTATAGTCTCTACCCGTAACTTTCAATATGTAGGTCAAACAGCTGTTTTGGAGTATATGATCCATCAGGTTAAAGAGTTTGCTTCAGGTCAGAGCTATTGTAATGTAGAGTGGGAAGGAAAAAGTAGTTTAGCCCCCCGTTCTTCTCCTGTTTATTTACAGGTATATAACTGTGTTACAGATGAGTGGGAAACAATAGACACAGAGTCCTCAGCTAGAGAGGATATTAACTTTGAGTTATCAGCTAAGGTAAGAAGCTTAACTAACTATGTAGAAAATCACGAGATTACCGTAAGAGTTTATCAATTAGCAACAGAGTAATGGCACAAGATGGATCATCGGCTTCGTTAAGTGTCAGTCTAAGTTCTTCACTTTCTCCCTCATTAAGTGCTTCATTATCTCTAAGTCTAAGCCCATCAGCTTCACCTTCTCCTTCGTCTAGTGAGAGCAGTTCGCCCTCACCTAGTCCAGCAAATACATCTTATCTGCTTCAGGAAACAGGATACGCCCTGCTTCAGGAAACCACTGATCATATTTTACTTGAGGATGTATCATCCCCTTCGTTGTCAATAAGCCCCTCAGCTTCACCTTCTATTAGTGAGTCAGTTAGTCCTTCGTTATCACTTAGCCCATCGCCCAGTGTCTCTGAGTCAGTTAGCGCAAGTGCCTCACAGTCGCCATCTTTATCAGAATCATTATCAGAGAGTGTTTCGGAATCTGTATCAGAGTCCGTATCTGAATCAGTAAGCGTCTCGTTAAGCGAAAGCTTAAGCCCTTCATTATCCCCTAGTTTATCTATTAGTCTAAGCCTTTCACTTTCACCCAGCGTGTCAGAAAGCGTGAGTGAAAGTGTCAGTGCTAGTGCTTCCCAAAGTCCAAGCCTTTCTATCTCATTGTCGCCTAGTGTTTCAGAAAGCGCATCTGTCTCTCCATCGTTATCAATTAGTCTCTCTCCATCGTTATCAATTAGTCTCTCTCCAAGCGTATCAGAGTCATTAAGTGAAAGCGCATCTGTTAGTCCTTCTTTAAACGAGAGTTTATCTGAAAGCGTTAGCGCAAGCGCCTCTGTATCTCCTTCAGCTAGTGAGTCTGTTAGTGAGAGCGTTTCAGAATCGTTAAGTGCCTCCGCTTCTCAAAGCCCATCTCTATCTGAATCGTTATCTCCCTCACTAAGCGAAAGTTTGTCAGGAAGTGAGTCTTTATCTATCTCTTTATCTATCTCACTAAGCCCATCAATTTCCGAAAGCGCATCACCTAGTGTATCTGAAAGTGCAAGCGAAAGCCTTTCGCCATCAGTATCCGAGAGCGTAAGCGCCAGCGCTTCACAATCACCATCTTTAAGTGTATCCTTAAGTCCAAGTGTTTCAGAAAGCGTATCAGAAAGTGTATCTGAATCTGTCTCAGAGTCAATCTCGGAATCTGTAAGTGAAAGCATATCTGCCAGCCTTTCAGAATCTCTATCACCTTCACTGAGTGAAAGTCTAAGTCTATCGTTGTCTATTAGCTTAAGTGAGTCATTATCACCATCGTTAAGTGAAAGCCTCTCTCCGTCAGTTTCCGAAAGTCTTTCTATTAGCGCTTCCCCAAGTGTCTCTGAAAGTCTCTCACCATCATCAAGCGCCAGTAGGTCGCCACAGGAACACGAACTTGAGACAGATTACTTTAGAGTAATTTTCCCATTAGTGTATGGAGATAAGTATGACGAGAAGTCAACAAGCTTTACAGATAAATATGACGAGAAAAGTACCATCTATACAGATAAGTATTCGGTTAAGTCAACAAGCTACACAGATAAGTATAATATAAAAAGCACGAGCTTTAGTGATAACTATAGTGAAAAAGACTCAATATATATTCGTAAATACCCCCCAGAACAGGGGCAAAAGCACGATTAAGTTGAGTAAAAATAGATTTAGTATTTAAGATTTAGCTATGGATAAACTCAATATATTTGAAATCTCATCTTGGCAAGGCGGACTTGCTGATGATGAGGATAAAGGCATAAGAGGTGCTTTCAAGTTTGGAACTAACCTTAATATTCGCCGATCAACAGACAGTATTACTTGTAATCAGGCTTTGATAGATGAGGGGTTAGACACAAGTCGTTCACCATCAGCGTCAATTTCACCATCGGCTAGCGTTAGTCGGAGTCCATCTCCATCACCTTCGCCGAGTCCGAGTCCGTCAACTGGAGAAAGTCCTAGCCCCTCAACTACACCAAGTACATCAGTATCACTCTCACCATCAGCTACGCCAAGTGCCTCAGACAGTCCCTCACCATCTCCATCGGCAGGCTTGTCTACAGTATTTGAGGATTTAATTAGATGGTTTGTTAATTGCTCAGATGGTTATACATACGGATTTGGTAATACAGGCCATATTTATCGTAGAGATAGTGATGGCGTGTGGGTATGGGTGTATAAAGATGCCAATGGGCTTATTAAAGGTGCAGAGGAAAAACCTTCGTCAAACGGCAAAACCTATCTTTATTGGGCTACTAGTACAGTTTTAAAAAGGAAGTCAATTCCCGGAAACTCTAATTGGAATGATGTTGAGGTAGTTGATTCCAATCTACAAAATGTTGATTGGCACACTATGAAACAAATTGCTGGTGGGTTAAAGATAGCTAACGGTGATATGTTGGGTTTAGTAGGATATGACGACTCATATACCAATGAAGCCCTTGACCTTATTCCCGGTAATATTGTTAAAACCATAACCGAGAGAAATGGAAGGGCAATAATAGGAACATATAACACAGGATATGGAACTAAGGGAATTAACGCAGCTATTGAGGCAGAATATCCACTGGCTCAAGTGGGAGACGATGGTTATATTTATTTTGCCAATATGAGCGACTCATTATCTATTAAGCGTTTCCCCGGTGGTGGCAAGGTTAATCCCGGTGGTGTGTGTAATGAAGTTGGACAGGTAAACTTCTTTGAGTGGGAAGAAACGGCGCTTTCTTGGATTGATAAACAAGCTGTTGGAAATATGGCTATGTTTGCAGTTTATGGGGCAGATACAGGTTATGGTGGGATATACAGCTACGGTAGATACAATAAAAATAAACCCTTTGTAATGAACTTAGAATATCAGTTTGATGCTGATGAGTTGGGGGCTATCACCTCAGTTGAGGGAGTTATTTTAGTTAGTTATAGAGACGGAACAAGTTTTGGTGTTAAAAAAGTTGACTCTGGTAATAAAGCGGAGGCAACTTATTACTCTTTAGACTTAAAAGCCCCAGTTAAAAAACCAAGTAATATTACCAATTGGGTGATGGCAGAGTTGTTTATGGCTCCACTACCAGCTAACACTTATGTACAACTATGGTACAAGATGAATAAGACAGGGAGTTGGCAACAAGCTAGAACTCCAAGTGGGTTATATAACTTTAATATAGAGAACGCTAAAAAAGCTACTTTCTCAATAAGTGCAGAGGGCGAGATATTTGAACATAAAATAGTGCTTCATCCATCTGGAAATACTGCTCCAGAGGTTTATAGAAGCCGAGTTTACTTTTCATAAATGGACGATATTGGTAAAGTTTACACACCAATAGTTATAGAGGACACTGCCTTTCCACAACAAGGCCAGATTGAGTTTGCAACCACAACCCCATCTAGTGGGGGAACACTTAGACCAACAGAGATAGACGACCAATCTATACCAACTAAAAGAATAGCGGTTGAGTTATTAGGTCAGGCTCTTAACACTAGGTCAAGAAAAATACTAGCAGAGTTTCAGTTTACAGAAATGGGCGCTATCCAGATAGGTAAATATACTCAAGGCGTCTCAGGGGATCTGCGTATCTCACCTAATGGAATAACAGCAAGAAACTCATCAGGTTTAACAACCTTTACCCTTGATGGGGATACCGGAGATGCATTCTTTGCTGGAACAATTCAGGCTGGTACTGTTATCGGTGGTGCTGTAGCAGTTGGAGATGGGGATATTTTAATTGATGGGGATACTAAGAGAATGATTTTTTATGACGACTCAGGTATACCAGTTATAGTTATTGGGAATGTATGAGCAATGTAATCAGGGTGGCTACTTCAGGAAACAATGCCTTAACAGATACGGATATAACCCATTTCTCTATATTCTCTGATAGTGATAATGTTTTAATTAAGGAACACTCAAGAGGGGCTGGAACAATCGCTTATACAAGTAGTGAAACTATAACTCATAGCTTAGGTTATGTCCCTTTTTTTCTAGTTTATGGTGAAGTGGCTACTAATAAGTATAGAGTTGCTAATGCCCAAAGTCCTTTAGGAGGTGGCTGGAAAGCATATGCAACAACAACAACCTTAGTTATTACAAATAACTATCACGCAGATTACACAGGGTATCAGTATTATATATTTTATGACAATATGAGCTAATGACACAGGTAATTAAGGTAGCAAAGGCTGGGGAAGATGCTTCGTCATCAACAGATCCAAATGATTTTATTTTTCATTCTGCCTACAATACCTTTAAGATTATAAAGGAGGGTAGTTTAACTAGCCAGTCAATAAGTTCAGATCCAACAACAATAACTGTGGCTCACGAACAATCATCAATCCCCTCAGTTTATGCCTTTGCTAAATTTCCT